GCAACGTGCTGACTTCTCGGCGTTAACCACGTGGGGTGTGTTCTACCAAGCTGGCGAAGACGGTGCGCAACAAGCTAACATTATATTGCTCAACGCGTATCGAGAGAGGATGGAGTTCCCACGGCTGAAGCAGGTTGCCATCGAGCAGTATAAAGAGTGGGAGCCAGACGCAGTTATAATAGAGAAGAAGGCATCGGGCGCGCCGCTCATATACGAGCTTAGGGCGATGGGTATACCGGTGCAAGACTTTACGCCCACAAAGGGTAACGACAAGATCGCGCGTCTAAACGGGGTGTCTGACTTGTTTGCGTCGGGGATGGTATGGGTACCTAACCGGTCATGGGCAGAAGAAGTAGTTGATGAGGTTGCTAGCTTTCCGGCAGGTGAGCACGATGACTATGTTGACTCGACTTCTATGGCCTTAATGCGGTTTAGGAAGGGTGGCTTTATCCGCCTCCCAAGTGATGAACAAGATGAGCTATCAGCATATAGACGCCGTGGAGGGTTCTATTAGTGGACATTAAGCTAAGCGAGAGACAAGAAGTGGTAGCAAAGCGTAATAGTTTTTGTTCAGAGTGCCCCGAGTTAATAAAAAAGATACAGATATGCAAGCAGTGCGGCTGCTTTATGCCCGCTAAAGTCTGGCTAATGAATGAAAGTTGCCCGCTTAAGAAGTGGGATAAAGAGGAATTATAAGATGGCTATTGAAAAAGGTTTGTACGGGATGCCCGAAGGCATGGAAGACATGGTGGGGAGCGAGCTTGATGCTGTTATCGACATGGAAATCATGTCTGAAGAGCCGGTTCAGGTCGAGCTAGAAGACGGAAGTGTGGAGATTTCCTTTGGGGAAGAAGCTGAAGTCCTAGATATGGCCCCGTTTGATGCAAACCTAGCCGAATATTTAGACGATAAACAACTTCAAGAGCTATCAGACGAGTTAATTGGTGCGGTTGAGGCGGATACTAACTCTCGTAGGGAGTGGGCGGACACATTTGTCCGTGGATTAGACGTTTTGGGCCTTAAATACGAGGAACGTACCGAACCTTGGGAGAATGCGTGCGGTGTATACAGCACTGTGCTAGCAGAAGCAGCTATTCGTTTCCAAGCAGAGGCCATGAGTGAGACTTTCCCCGCTTCAGGTCCTGTTAGAACCAAGATTCTTGGTGAAGTTAGCCGTGAAAAAGAAGATGCAGCCCTCCGTGTTAAGCAAGATATGAACTACGAGCTTACCGAGGTGATGACTGAGTACCGCCCAGAGCATGAAAGGATGCTTTATAGCCTAGGTTTGGCCGGTTCAGCCTTCAAAAAGGTCTATTTTGACCCCAATTTGGGGCGTCAAGTGGCGATCTACATACCTGCTGAAGACGTAATTGTGCCCTACGGAGCGTCTAATATCGAGGCGGCAGAGCGTGTAACTCACGTAATGCGTAAGACTAAGAACGAGATGGTCAAGCTTCAGGTTAATGGCTTCTACCGAGAAGTAGACCTTGGAGAACCAGAAGCGTTCCATACGGACATTGAAGAGAAGAAAGCCGAAGAAGGTGGGTACTCTCTTACTGATGACGACCGCTACACCGTCCTTGAAGTCCATGCCGATTTAATTATTGACGATGTGGACACTGAAGGGGAAGACGAAGACTTCCAGATTGCTAAACCATACGTTGTTACTATTGAGCGTGGCACTGGAGAAGTACTTGCCATCCGTCGCAACTGGTTAGTAGAAGACCCGTTGATGCTTAAGCGTCAGCATTTTGTACATTATGTTTACGTCCCCGGATTTGGATTTTATGGACTCGGACTTATTCACATTATCGGTGGCTATGCTAAAGCTGGCACTAGCCTTATCCGTCAGCTCGTTGACGCTGGAACCTTATCCAATCTCCCCGGTGGTCTCAAATCTAGGGGACTACGAGTTAAGGGCGACGACACACCGATTGGTCCGGGCGAATTCCGTGATGTAGATGTACCGTCTGGCAGCATCCGCGATAACATTATGCCGCTGCCATACAAAGAGCCTTCGCAGACGTTACTAGCACTTCTCAACAAGATCACAGAAGAAGGGCGACGTTTAGGCGCTATCTCAGACATGAACATATCCGACATGAGTGCTAATGCACCGGTTGGAACAACACTTGCTCTACTAGAGCGTACGTTAAAGCCCATGGCCGCTGTACAGGCTAGGGTACATTACGCAATGAAACAGGAGTTTAAACTGCTCCGTACAATCATTGCCGAGTACGCACCTGAAGAGTATATGTACGTGCCTGACCGTGGTGAACCTCGTGCGCGACGCGCCGACTACGCTATGGTGGAAGTAATTCCTGTCAGCGACCCCAACAGCAGCACGATGGCCCAACGAGTGGTCCAGTACCAAACCGTGTTGCAGATGGCACAGGCCACCCCACAAATCTACGACCTCCCACAGCTTCATCGCCAGATGATCGAGGTCTTGGGTATTAAGAACGCAGACAAGCTGGTACCAACCACTGACGACATGAAGCCTGCTGATCCGGTAAGCGAAAACATGAATGCGCTAGTTGGTAAGCCTATCAAAGCGTTTATCTACCAAGACCATCAGGCGCACATGGCAACCCACCAAGCGTTTATGCAAGACCCAATGATTGCTCAAGCTATAGGACAAAATCCTGCGGCTCAACAAATCATGTCTTCTTTGCAAGCTCACTTGGCAGAGCACCTTGGGTTTATGTATCGCCAGCAGATGGAAGAGAAACTTGGTGCGCCTCTACCCGGACCAAACGAAGAGATGCCAGAAGATATGGAAGTTCCATTGTCTCGTCTTCTCGCACAGGCAGGGCAGCAGCTTACCCAGACTCACCAACAGCAAGCAGCACAGCAACAGGCACAGCAGAAAGCTCAAGACCCAGTGGTTCAGATGCAGCAAGCCGAGCTACAGTTGAAGCAAGCCGAGCTACAGCGTAAAGCAGCTAAGGATCAAGCCGACGCCCAACTCGATGCCGCAAGACTACAGTTGGATACGGAGAAAGCCCAAACTACCGCTGCCATTGAGTCTAGCCGTATAGCAGCACAAAACGAACAAGCCCAAGCCAAGAATGATCTGGATGAGGCGAAAGCGATAATGGATTTGGCTAAAGCTCAGCAGACACAACCACGAGGACCGCAAGGTGGCTAAAAAAACAGGAATGAGTTCGTCGGAAGCCGTACAGCTTAATAAAGGCAAGAAAGGCACCAGTATTGGTGATGGGGCCTTTAAGATTAACTCAATGAACAAACACAAACGTCGTAGTTTCAAAGAATATAGAGGGCAGGGAAGATAATGGCTAAAACCGTCTTTGACGTGCTAAATGAAAAATTAACGGAGCTTAAAGGCTCTAGCGAAGATTTCCTGAAGAGTGGCGGAGCTAAAGACTTTGCTGAATATCGGGAAGTATGTGGCGTGATTCGGGGTCTAAACGCTGCATTAAGAGAAGTAGGTGACCTTTCGCGTAACTATATGGACGATAACGATGACTGAAACTATAACGGTTAGCGGGGTGGGAGCGGAAGCTTCAGTAGCCCCAGCAATGACTGCGCTAGAAGAGAAGAGAAAGCAAAAGATAGCCGAAGACATCAAAACCCAAGAGGAGCTAGAAGCCTCAATTCCGAAACCGGTGGGTTACAGGGTTCTTATTGCCCTTCCTAACGTGGAAGAAACTTTTGGGGATAGCGGTCTTGTTAAGGCTAGCTCAACAGTCAGAGAGGAATACATCTTATCTACTGTGGGTGTTGTGTTGGATATGGGTGCAGAAGCCTATAGTGACAAAGAAAGGTTTCCTACTGGGCCTTGGTGCGAAGTAGGCGATTACGTGATGTTTCGTGCGAATACGGGTACCCGCTTTAAGGTGGGCCGTCAGGAATATCGTTTAATGAATGACGACTCTATTGAGGCCGTCGTCGATGATCCGCGAGCAGTCTCGCGCGCATAAGGAGTAAGACATGCCTAGACAACAGGTAGAATTTGAATTCCCAGACCCCGATAAAGAAGAAGATACTACGGAGTTTGAGGTAGATGATGCGGAAGGCCGAGAGTTTATCTTTGAGAAAGACAAAGAAGCTCACGAGTCTAAAAAGAAGGGTAAAGAAGTAGATGCAGAAGATACAGACGATGTTGAGCTAGAAATTATAGACGACACGCCTCCAGAAGACCGAGGGCGTAAGGCATCTGCACCTCCAGAAGACCCTACTGAGGACGAGCTTGAAAGCTATTCCGATAAAGTGCGACAGCGCATTAAGCACTTTACTAAGGGATACCATGACGAACGTAGGGCTAAAGAGACAGCTTTGCGGGAGCGTGAAGAATTAGAGGCGTTTGCTAAAAAAGTTTTGGAAGAAAATCAACAGCTTAAAGGCACCGTTGATAAAAACCAAAGCACAATGTTAGAGCAAGCCAAACAGACAGTGGCTAGAGAGCTAGAGGCAGCTAAGCGACAGTACAAAGAAGCTTACGAGTCTGGTGATACAGACGCTATTGTTGAAGCTCAAGATGCCATAGCCACGGCTAGGATACGAGCGGACAAGGTGGCTAATTTTAAACCGGCCCCTTTACAGCAGGAAGAAACTCCTGAACAAGTACCGCAAACAGCTAGAGAACAGCCAAAAAGTCAAGTAGATCAACGCGCTAGTACATGGGCGGAAGAGAATTCTTGGTTTGGCTCAGACGACGAAATGACGGCGTTTGCTCTTGGCCTGCACAACAAATTAGTGAAAGACGGGATTGATCCCCAATC